CCAGTTAGAGGGATCTTTCTATAAGTTCTTCTTGCATTGATTACACGACCCTTCTGACTCTCTAGAGTGAAGATGTGACGACCAGGAGCAGTGGTCTCAGTTAGACCCACAAAGCTTACGCTACCAATAAAGGAAGGTGATAGGTAGAATCTTACCTTTCTGCGGTCAGATAGAACCTCAACATAGTACTCACCGGGAGTCATGATTGGCTCAACATCTTCACCATCCACAGAATAGGAAACAATATCACCAGTAATGAAGTCTACTTCACTATCAAATACTAGAGTGGAATATACATCAGTAAATGAGTTATAATCCTCAAAGTTCTGAGGAGTTATACTAGTGATCTGACTCTCTACAATAGATGCTTCAATCTCATATGATGGTAGTGAGTTAGTAGCAACGTATAGGTTGGAGTCATACTCAGTTGCATCATAGAGGTTTAGAACGTCAGTCAATACTGCGTTATTACCATACTCAATAGATGACGTATTGCTTTGAGCATACCTCTGCCTTCTTCTGATATCAATATCCCTATCTGTAGGAATACCGAATGAGTCACTAACGGTGATAGTTGCATTTAAGAAGTCAACGCTATCAACCAAACGATCAAATACAATGACCTGCTGGCTACCACGCTCTAGCACGTCAACAGAGTCTCCTTCTTTGATGTAAGACTTATCTAGGTATTGTGCCTTTACTTTGAAGGATGAACCTTGGAAACTTTCTACCTCAAATCTAACCTTTGTGTTGTAGATAAAGCTATTAGCAACAATCTGCTTGAAGTTTAGGTCATTTCTAGTTGCATTGGAGCTGAGGATGTTCTCACCAAGAGAATCCAACTGAATAACTTCACCTTCACTAGAGAAGGGAATGCTATCAAAGTTAGCCTCACTCAATACACCCATTAGGCGCATCTTGATAGTTTCACCTTCAGAATTAGTTCCGAATACGAAGATATCGTCTAGAATCTCATCATCAATAGAAATAGAAACATCCGGGTCTTCACAAGTAACACCCAAGAATTGGTTTACAGTCCTTTCTTCATAAAAGAACTTAACACCATCGGCATTGATAAACTCACCATTATCGCGGAAACCAATTGTAGTGTCCACAGTTAGTGTGGTATCACCCCTGCTCCAATCCCGCTGAGCTTTGGTTCTACCTGGAATGGTGAAGAGCTTTCTCTCATCATCAATTTCTTCAGAAGCTACGAATAGTAGAATCTTATAGTATGTTCTATTCTCACGAACGAAAGGCTCGATCTCAGATACAGCACCGAAGATGGTGTTGTTATCGCTCTGGAAAATAGTTCTTCCCTTTAGTTCTACGGGGTTACCTTCACCATCAATGGGAGTTGCGGTAACATAATCGGCACGAGAATACTCAGCCTCAGAAGGCTTGATTAGAAACTTCTCAAGGTCAATAACAGTTGGCTCTTCACCGAAGAGAACTTTGAATAGAATGTTGATAGACTCGACACTACCCTTGGTCTGGTAGAAAGAACGAGTCTGTGAAATAAATGTACCTACATTGATTTGAGGATTTAGGTCTAGGTTCTCAAATCCAGGAGCAAATGTAGCTTTGAGCTTATTGTAGAACTCTTTGATGAATAGAGTGCTTAGGTTTTCTACTTCACTACCCTCGGCATGGGCAGAAGCGATTGACTGTTCGAATACGAGCTCACCGGGCTGGTTAACGGCATCATAGCTGGTAACACCACTGAAACCACGAACAACGCCAGTAAAGGAGTTGGTAGTGATACCAGTATAGGTCATGATCTCCTGATCGACCTTTAATAGACCCCACTCGCTAGGGAATGACTTAGTGCTGTTTACATATACTACGGTATCATCATCGCTTAGAGGAGCTGTTAGCTCAAACTCACCAGCGATTACATCCCTAGTCATTAGGGATAAGTCTAGGTATTGATCTAAATTAGAGGCAAGGTCAACTGGTCCCCCTTGAATTTCCTGGGAGACGTAAAATTGCTTTAGAAAGTCGTCAGTGAGGGGGCTTTCATTAAGAATGAATGAAGGTAGCTGTGAAGAAACGATATCCTGAATCTTCACTCTTACATCATAACCAGTGCCAATCATGTTGAATACCTAAGATTACCTAGTTAACTTGCCGTTCGAATAGCTCGGAGATACAGGGAAATTCACGCCAGAGATCTGTTCACCACTAGAGATCGTGTCCCTAACCATATTTATAGTGCTCTTGGAAACGTCAAATGAGACATATAGATCTTTGAGACCAATTACATCATTCGATAGTGGGACTGCTTGAATCTCAATAATGTTGTTTTCAAGCTCGGTCCCGGAAATGTTTGTTGTAAATAGTTGAATTTCACCTTTGGTGTAATCAACTGTACCGGCATCCTCAACAACCGTTCTATATTGAATATCACCGGTTGAATTGGAACTTTCTGCAATGAAAGAAATGATACCAGTACCAGTCAAGTTTCCTGCAGTGTCTTTATCTGGGGTATCTGTAATGTAGACAGTGCGATTGAATCCATTGATGGTGAAACCAGAGCTCTTGATATTACCACCAGCGGCGCGAGCATAGAATGCATTTCCATAGCACAATTCATACTGTACAAACTTGTTAGTTACAGCACTTAGGTTTCTTCTGACGATTACATTAGTAATGTTGGAGGTAATAGCAACGTCGGTGTCGTCAATAATGCGCTGAGCCTTGGAATACTTGAATCTTCCACCAAATTTGCTTAGATCAACTGAATTTGCATAGGTATTCAATGAACTAATAACTTTAGACTCTAGAGTTGATACTTCACCAATCTTAGTAACGTCATAATAGACGGAAGTATCGAGTTCAATGTATAGGACCTTAAGATCTACGAGCTTTTGACTAATACCGGCGATGGTATATTGCTTTAGTCCATCAAGAATGTTGCGTTTGTCGAATTCACTGATTTCTAGACCGTTTACGGGCTTGATGCTGATTAGGACGTTACCAAACTGAGGGGGATCTAGCTCTTCGCCACCCACAACAGACACAGACTCGGTATTCTGATAAATCTGCTTGATAATCGCTTCATAGTCACGTGCCGTGACTGCCCTGTACTGGGCTCCATAGACGCGAGGGGCAAAGTACTTGATAGAATCTAAGTCTTCGATGTCTGCGCCGTTTCTAGCGGACTCTAGGGTGTTTAGAGAGATGTTATTGGTGGGTACTGTGACTGCGCCGTTGCTATTGACTAGAGAACCAGCAAAAGAGAAGTTCCTAGGACCATCACCAGACTTACCATCAGTGATAATGTAGGTAGCTACGATAGTCTGACCGGTTTCTAGTGCCTTACCGAAGATACCATCACCAAAAATGAGCTCATAGTACTCATTTTCAACTTCAGTGATGAAATAGACTTCGCTAAGTGAATTAATATTAACAATGTTGGATACTCGTGACCACTTTTGACCACGACCAACGTCATTTTCGTCTTTAATTGTTACAACGAGTGTATTATAATCGATTCCGGGGTTGCTTAGAATGAAGCGCTGATCCTGTGATCCATCATACCTGAAAGATGTCTGGGCATAGGTGCCCTGATACATTGTAATGGGGTTTTCCTCGTTACCAAAGGTAGCAACACCATTAACAACAGTTGCTGTGATGTCTTCGGGTGAGGAGAAAAGATAACTTGTCCCAGCTTCAACTCCAGTAGCTACCAAACCAGCTCTCAAAGTTAGAGTGGGGGTCTCAACGTTCGTATCAGCGGTAAATGTAACCTTTGCAGTAGCAGCTTGAGCGGATCTGGGGAGGTAGCCAATATTTCCGGCTAGTGATGTAACATTACGGCGGAGAGTCGCAGAATCCAAGAAGGATTCGTTAACAATCATGTTTGCGTTAACCGAGTTGATGTATGCGTTATACGCTAAGGTATCGATAAGCACACTAAAGTTAGAGCCATCGAAATCAAATCCAGTGAAATCGGAATTAGCTCTTAGATAGTCCTTAATTGACTCTCTAATCTGATCGTAATCTAGATTGGTAAACTTATTGAAAGCCATTACCTGGTTGCCTCTAGAATGAATGTGTACTCTTGGCTAGGAAACTCCTGTCCCACAATATCATAGGAGACAGATACATCAAACTCGTTTCTATCGGGTCTTGGAAGCACGTCAACCGAGATATTATTGATCCTGGGCTCATATGAAACCAAACTTTGGATAATTTGCTGCTCGATAATGATCGCATCTGCTACATCACCGTTTTCGAAGAGCAAACCATACACTTCAGAGCCAAAATCAAGGTTGAAAAACTTTTCGCCGGGAATAGTTTCTACAATATTCCTTACTGATCGCTTAATTGCACGCTCATTTTTCAAAACAGGGATATCTCCCGTAACAGGATGAGGCTGAAACGAGAGACTTATGTCTTTAAATGATCTAGAAATACGATCAGGCATTGAAAACAAGCCAATTTACCTTTATTTAGCTCACTTTTAAAAGATTGCATTAAAAAAGCCCCCCGAAGGAGGCGTTTTTTCAAGATTTTTGCTCTTTTTTCGCTTCTTGGCGACTTTTTGCCTCCAATGCACGCTCAAGAGCGCCATAATCAGTAACGAGAACTACGCCATTGACGCGATCTGCTGGTCTTCCCATTGTTTTTTGTCCTAAAAACTACAATTTAGAACTTTTAGGGGGGTTCCTATCCCCATTAGACCTAATTTATTTATTAGAGACAACCCGGTAGGAGAGTTGTAACAGGGTTAGCCCGAAAACTTTCTTAAAATCGGGCTATTTTTATGGATATCAGCCGCGTCCTTGACCACGATAGCGCTTCTTAGCACCATTTCGTGAAGATGCAGCGAGCTTAGTGCGGTTAGAGCGACCTTGACGGGTCTTCTTGCCTGCTTTCTCGACTTTGATTTGAGTCTTGCCGAACATAATTACTTCTCCATGGAATTCAAAAGGTTTTCAAGGACTCTCTGAGGCTCACCAATATAGGTGATATGAGAGACATTTGACGGTTCTGGGTAGCCCGTCTCATAGTATGCAGTTGAGAGGTCAGACATAACCTCAAAGAACTCCACTTGCGTGAGTGCCTTGTGAACTGTCTGTCCTTCAATGATTATATCAAAGACTTGTTCCATTGGTCAATGGGGGACAATTAAAAAAGTGGATAAAAAAAGGAGGAGCAGAGCCCCTCCAAGTGATTGTGATCAGATGACGCGGGTCTTCTCGTGACCAACGCGGATACGAGGATCACACCAGATCTCAAAGCCAGCAGCAATAGCGTCGAGACAGAAGGATACGTCTTCACCGCACATATCTTGGACGGCGCCTGATTCAAAGATTTGCATCTTAGGAGCGAACCAGGGGTACTTCATCTCGGGGTGCTCAAATACACCGTTCTTGATGAGGATCCAACCGAAACCAGCGTAGTCAACAGTGAAGGGCTTCTTACGCTTCTGGATACCATCAACCATTTCGTGGTTCATGACGCCACCGTTCTTGGCGAAGTCATCTTCTTCTAGCCAGTGAGCTACGGAAGTGGTGCGACCATCTTCAGTAGAGTACCAACCAGTAGCAATGTCCTTATCCATGAGGACTAGTTGGAGAAGCTTCTGGGTGTTGAATACGATGTCGGAGTCAATCCAGAGCTGGTAGTCATACTTGAGCTTACCGTCCCAGGGCACCTGATCGGGTCCACGTAGAACGTTAGCACCTAGGCACTTACAACGTGCGAAGTTAACCATTGAGCTGTAGTCTTGGGAGATCTGAATAGATGCACCCATTTGAACTAGGTCAAAACACATTTGAACAAAGTTCTTGAGGTAGGTATAGCTTACGCCACGACCGGGTAGACAGAATACAATGCTCTTACCACGGAGCATCTCTTTAGCCTTTTCATAATCCCACTCTTCTGCTTGAGTGGCTTCCTTGCCCTTGGGGGGCTCTTTAGCTTTAACAGTAAATCCTTTAGCCATAATGTTTTGGTAATAATGAAACGTTTCAATTCAGTACATGTACCGTTCAGTACGATGCATCCGCCATTTCTGGAGTCGGCTCGCACCGAACATAATCAAGTTTAGCACTCTTATCAAGATGCGTCAATTCGAGGAAAGCCTCAATGTGTTGCATCTCTCTTTTAAAATCAGACTCGTCTAAACAAGCCTTAATACATTTGTTGTTAACATAAATGTGGTAGAGAGTGTCGGTCATTAGTCTACTTCGCGGAGGATTAGTTCGTCGCCCTCCATAACCCATTCTAGCTCAGTCCCTTCATACCAACCCATTTCGTTTAGGATTTGTTGAGGGATTGTAGAAATGAGTTCACCAGAGGCAACGTCTTCTTGTAGTTCAACGATAAATCGCTTGTCTCTGTTCATTCTATTCGCAATGAAATATGATTATGTAACTATATAGACACTTCAATCAATTGTAATTACCATCTAACGCATTACGTTGTGCTTGGTTAATGGACTGACGTAATCTCTTCCTCTCGCGCTCAACACGCTTATCCTCTTTATCCTGAAGAGCTTGCTCCTCTGGACTTAACTCGGGCATAGGAGGCTCTGTGGGAGCCGCAGGGGCATCCATAGGTGCAGAGTCCTCTGGAGTAGGCGCAACGGGCTCCTGGACGGGCTTAGGCTGCTTAGCGGCAGCTTTAGCTTGAGCAGCGGCAGCAGCTTGCTGCTGAGCCATGGTTACTCTACCTTGTGCCTTAAGAACAGCAGCATTAGCCGCATCATTCTTAATCCTATGAAGAACTGCAACATTAGGATTATTCTGCAAATAATATCTGCGCGTCTTACGTACTTCTTTGCCGTCAGCATCCCTCATGATAGAAGCTTCGGCTTGCGCCTTAAGTGCCGCTTCTAGCTCAGCTTGAGCTGCAGCTTCACCCTTAAGCTTCTTAGCCTTAGCTTCCGCTGCCTCAGTTAAGTTTTTAAAATCCTTAAAAGACTTCATGGACCCATAGTTATCCTATAGGTTTATTTAGGTAAACTCTAGCGACATGGCGGATGCCTAATGTTCAATAAGGGTTCGGGTGACTCTAAAAGTCCCTCATTCAAAGAAACTCATAAGACCGCCTTGACCTCTAAGCTCATCTACGCCCTCTGTGGCGAGCTTAATGGAGTCCGGATTGATATCCATGGTCACACAGTTCCTTCCAAGGGCATAAGACGCAATAGCTGTGGTACCAGAGCCACAGAAAGGATCGAGTACCCAACCCTCTGCGGGACATGAAGACTTAATGATACGCTCAAGGAGCTTCAGAGGCTTCTGGGTGGGGTACTTCCTTTTATTCTGTTCGGATCGTGAGATAAAGTACACATCATCCCAGAGATTCTGGACAGGAACTCCCTTGCTTTCTTCTAGGTAAATCTTCTTGTAGAGATTTTTCTCACCGAAGTGTAGTCTCCCATCTGCATCCAGTCCCGCGAGCATTTCTTCGCTAATACGGAAGCCGTAGGGGGGATTGTACCCTTTATACTCAAACCGGCGACAAGGGCGGCTCTTCTCTCCAGTTACCTTCGCAAGAGCATAGAAACCACGCTCATCCTTATTCTTAAAGGAGTTCTTCTCATACTTAGGGTCCAAGTCAGTATACTCAACCTCAAAGTACGGGGAGCCCTTACGGAGGACCATAATGGAATCTACGATATTTCCCCAGCCATTCTTAATATTATTCTTCGGACCACTACGCTTCCAAGAGATATTCGTATAGTAACACTTACGGATTGCCTTCGGCAATTCTCCGAGTACTAGTGCGTTACCCTCAAAGTTATTATGGAGATACATCCAGCTATTTGGCTTCATCTTCTCCCACGCTGCCTGGATGATCTCAGAGTACCATCCAATATACTCGTCGAAGCTCGCCCACTGGTCCTGGAAGCCCTTCTGAGTGCCGTCCTCTTCTACCATGGTGAAATCCCTCATCAACCCGAAGGGAGGGTCCATATAGACCATATCGAAGCTCTCAGCGAGTGTGCTGATCTCCTCTGCGGGTTGGTGAAGAATCTTGGAGGTGGGCATGGGGGAATACCATAAAGATACTCTCCTATTATAACACCCTTACACAAAGTCGCTTCGCTCCTTGTGCGCTTCGCGCACTGGTCTATTGACTTCTTTGCGATTTGTGAGTATAATCAGCCTTGTCGAGGTTGGAAAGGACCTTAGAGAATATAGAGACCTTAGAGTGCTTTGAGTACCTGGGGGATTTTTTTTTCTTAGCGGACTTTTTAGAGCTCCATGTACCTGGGGAAATTTTTTTGAGAGCCGTTTTTTATTGCTCGATCTTTACTTTTATAGCTTAGAGAGAAGGTACTTTTTATATACGGGGTAACGCCGCGCAGCGGCAATGGATCGCAACGCCATATCACTGTCCTCAGCGCACGAATAGAACGACTGTCCCCACGCACGACTAAGCCCCCCACCGATGGACGGCAGAGGGCTCGAAGATTATTTTTTATTTGTTCAGACGGCTGGCTCTAGGAATGCGATGCCGTGCTCCGGATCATACATGGCGATGGTGGCGGATTGCTCGGCATAGCTTACGAAGTCATCAAGCTCACGACGGGCGACCTTGTAACCGTTGGAGTCGGTGACGCCGTAGGCAACGAACTCGAAGCCAGTCTCGTGGATGATCTCGAAGGCAAGGTCAGTCATCGGGGTGACGATGCCGGTGGGGTTGAAACGATCGCCGGTGAGCTGAACGAGAAAGTCGATGGTGCGGAGGGCGTTCATCATGGGGTGTCGGTTGCGGACTTAGAAATTATAGCAGATCGGGGGACGGGGTCAGACCAGGTCGAACTCGGAACGAAACTTTGCCCAGTTGGCGAACCCACCATAAGAGAGCTCACCTAGGGGCATGGTGATGCCAAGGTGGCAGGCAAGGAACTTGAGTTGATCGCGGCGGCGGACGTTGTAGGTTGCGACACTGCCGGAGACCCAACCGATCTGAACACGGCGGGAGGTCAGAGGGAGCACGATGCCGTCAACGGCGGTGGATTGCTTGGCGGTGTCGATGAACATGGGAGAGATGATGAGGTGAGCTAGGCGGTGGGCTGATCAGTCGGCTCGCTTGCCTAGTGGGTTGGCGAGGCTGAGAGTCCTGCCGGGGAATGATGCTGCCCTGCCATGGCGGGCAATCTCAACGGCAGAGAGAACGCAGTTGGTGGATGGGTCAACCCAGAGGCGTTGGCGGGTTTCAAGATCGGAGCAACGAACGAAGTGCCAGGCGGTGTGCATTGTGGTGTGTGTCGTTGGTGAAATTATAGCAGATCGGGGGAGACCCCCGGAGGGGTCAGCTCAGGAATTCGGTGGGCTTGTAACCTAGGTTGCGGAGAGTGGCGATGAGTTGACCGGCAGTCTCATCGGTCAAGCAGTCGGTGCGCTTGCGGAGGATGCCCTGGTCAGTCCAATGATGGGTGCAGCTGACCTTACCGTTGCTGAGAGCGCGGAAGCCGAAGCGGGGAAAGACTTGACCGGCGGGGGCGATGGCGAAAGTTGAAGCTTGCATGGTGTCCGTTCCTTTGACTCTTTTAATATACAGGATCTAGGGGGCAGTGCCCATATTGTGTGCCAGTGCCTCAAACGGCATAAGCGGAGGCGTTGACGGATTCAAGCAAACCGGCGACGTTATCTTGCTGCAGCTTGATCACCACGCTGCTGGAATTGTTCGCCTTGCTCAGACCGAGAAACGCGCTAATGCCATTGTTGCTGGTAATGCGGAGACGCAAGCCAATATCAACGCTCTCGGTTCCCTTGCTGAATACAATGGTGCGGCTAGTCTGCCCTGCCTTGCTAGCTGCCTTAAGCGTGGGAACGTAACCGTCGGCGAGCAAAGCCAGAACGGGGTGAGCCTCAGCAGCGAAGTGGTGGAGGGTGCCTGCCTTGGTGTCGGTGACCACGATATCGTAACCGGCTTGCTTGGCGAACGTGTCGCGGAGAAATGCGGTAAGGTCAGCGGTGAGGAACGTATCGAAAGCGGCGGCAGAGGTGCGGTTGAATGCGTCGCGGAGATCCTCAACCTCACCGGCTCGCTCGGCGGTGTCCAGCTTGCGGAGCTCGGCAACGATGGCGCGGAAGCCGTCGAACTTGGCGGAGATAGCGGCAGGCACCTTAGTGGTGTTCACCCAATCGAATGAACCGACCTTGGTGCCTTGCTTGCGCTTGATAGAGATGCCCCGGTCGCCTGCAACGGCGTCGGCTTTGTGCTGAGTTCCACCAAGGTGAGTGACGGTTTCTTCATAGATGCCGAGAGCATTCAGGGTGGCGATGGTCTCTAGTTCATTCTTGATTCCACCATGATGAACGGAGCCGTCGGTCTTGAAAGCCATTTGGGTTGCGTCCCTTGCGATGAACTAATAATAGAGCATAAAGAAGCCCCCGCTAGGGGGGCTGTGCCGGTTAGGCGATTGGCTCAGTTGAGGCGCATTCCAGAGAAGAACGGGATGGCTCCGCCAGCCTGGCTCACGAACCAATCAAAATTCTTAGCGAAGACACGCTCGCCGGGGATGCCGTTCTCAGAGAGGATGGCGTTAAGGCGGCTCTTAGTGGTGGTGGTTTGCCAGCCACCGTCGAACAATTCGATGAAGCCTTCGCCGATCTTAGCGATCAGGTTGCCGTGCAGGCGGACCTCAGCAACTTCGCCTTCGAAGGTAACGGAGGTGTTAGCCTTGCTCCAGTTGGTGCCGGTGGCGATGGCGCGGTTCATCTCGGTTTCGATCTTGCGCATGGTGTCGGTTGGTTGAATTCCTTTGACTCTTTTAATATACACGGATTTGGGGAGCTGTGCCGGTTTGGTGGACAGTTCCCCAAGTGGCACACCTCAGTGGTATGCGAACTGGCGACCGATTGCGTTGCGGATGTTATTAGCTTCGGCGATGATTTCTTCGCGGTTATCATAGATGAGCTGAGCACCTTCGATGGTCAGTTCACCCAACAGAATTGCGCGGTTGATGATGAAAGCGACAGATTCCTTGACGATTTCATGACAGAACTCACGGTAGAACTTACCGAAAGCATAACCAAACTGATAAGTGCGTTGAATCATGTTACCCATGAAATTGAGGCACCACAGCATAGCTGAGACGGTGAAGATTTCAGAGGCGAAAGCGTAAGCCTTGGTTGCGTAAATCGTTGCAGTTTCGATGAACTCAACTGCGGGAGCGACGGTGTGAGAAAGTTGAATAATGTTCATTGATTTGTGAAGAATTGGTTTGGTTGACGGTCAGGCGGCGGAGCCGTAGAGTGCTCGACGCTCGGTGACTTCGTTCCGTCCGGTGGCTTGAAGCTCTTGGCGTCGTTCGGCGGCTGCTGCGCGACGGTCGGCAATGGCTTGAAGCTTGTAGGCTTGGGAACGAGTCATCGTTGGTTCGCTTGACTTGTGAATAACATAACCGGTTTTGGGGCACCGGTCAAGCCCTAGTGTGCCAGTTTCAGATCTGGTCCTTGAGTTGGGCGATGACGCCACGCAGATCGTCACGGCAGAGCTTAGCGCCTTCGATGCTGAAGTTCGGAGCATGGAAGCCGGACTCCGCGTCAGCGATGCGGCGATCCCACTGGAGGTCTGCCTCTTGAAGGGCTTGCATCACGACACAGGTTGCGTAGCCGTCGAGCTTGATGGTTGCCATGGGTGGTTCCCTTTGGTTGACTCTTTTAATATACACGGAATCGGAGCCCGTGGGGGCTCCGGTGGACACTTCAGTTATTGGACCATGGGGTGGTGATGCCACAGCCGGGGCGGCTAGTGAAACGGCTATCCTCTACCACTGGGGCAGGCTGGCGACGGTTTGCCGGAGGGCAATACAGGGGAGACTCAACACTCTTGATCTCGTAGCGGTCGCCGTAGATTCCCTCAACCAAGCGGATGGCGTTGCCCAGGGTGTCCTTCATCACGTCAACGGGGATGGTCTCGACGCCGTTGGTGAGTTGAAACTTGTAGTGATTCACGGTTGGTTGCGTGTG